CGAGAGGCTGGAGGATGCGGCGAAGCTAACTATCGATTGGGGGCAAGGCTGGCGAACTCCTGCGGATAGGCTGACCATGCGCGAAATAGGCGAAGGCATCCGCGCCCTCAAGTCTCGCCCGCCCAAGTCGGAGGACAAGGCATGAGCGACCTTACCGCCCGCCCTCTTTGCGAATGGACTGAGGATGACGGCTCTGTCCTGTGGTGGCGCTTTCCAATTGATGAAGCTCCCTATGTCGGATCTCCGCTCGACTTGGGGCAGACGGTTGAAGTGGCCGTCCGCACGCACAACGCCGAAGATGTGGCTGTGCGCAAGCACGTCGGCGGCTGGCCCGGCTATCACACGCACTGGACGCCCATCCCGTTCCCTTCACCGCCCGATACGGAGAACCAGTCATGAGCGACCTCACCGCACTGCTGGAACGTGTGCGCGCGGCGACGGGGCCGGATCGGGAGTTGGACTATGCAATTCTCGGCCTTCTCGATCCGGCGCAATGGCAATCGTGCGACGCCGACTTCATGGCAACCCGACAAAAGGCCAGAGATAACGACATCCATGATCGTGATGAAGCAATTCGTCGGTACGCATTCGAGCCGATACCGGCTGTGTCTCGCTCCATCGATTGGCGGCCAGCGTCACGGCCGAACCGCCCCGCTCGCCATTCTCACTGCCCTTCTCTCCGCCCTGATCGACAAGGAGCCCACCCCATGATCGACTGCTTCACGGCGCCCGTCGTCGAGCCGGTCAGGCGCAACAAGGACGGGATGCGCTGGATCGTCCACCGGTTCCCCATCAAGGGCGGCATCAGCCTGCGGGATACATGGATGCGCGGGCAGGCGCCGGTGGTGACTGAGGTCAACGGTGCGCCATCGTTCCGCGGCATTTCGATCAGGATAAAGGCCCCGCGATGAACACGAAACTGGACCCCACCCCATGACCGAGCAGTTCACGGCGGCTGATTTCGCGAGCGTGATTGAGTGTGCCGGGCAAGGCGGCCTTGAAGGGTCGCCCTACTTCTACCATGAGGCAATCACCCTCGCCGCGCTTCGCACCGCCCAGAGGGTGATGACGGAGGGCGTGATCGAGGACGGGCTGATGGCCGGCATGAGTCAGCGGGGCGCCGGCAGAGATAAGGTCGCCGCCGCCATCCGCACCGCCCTTACGCGCGAGGAGACATGAGATGATCATCGGACAAGGGCAATCAGCGCTGATCGACTCCTACCGAGCCCGCATCGCCGCCCTAGAGGCCGAGAACGCCCGGCTGAAAGAGGCGTTGAAGCCGTTCGCGGAGGAGTTGAGTAATATGGCGAGTGGCGCAGACATCGAACGGTGGTCTGACGGACTGTCCATCGACGACAGCACAAATGACCCGTCAGGCATTACCCTCGGCGACCTTCGTCGCGCCCGCGCCGCCCTCACACGCGAGGAGACGTGAGATGAGCGAGTGGCAGCCAATCGAGACCGCGCCTAGGGATGGACTGATGGCCGTATGGTGGTTTGATTTCGCAGACGATACGGAACCATTCGCTTTTGTTGGCTTCTGGTTGATAGACGGCGGTCATTACGAGTGGATTGTAGGAGCCGGCAATGAATCATGGGTATTTCGCGGGGCGAAAGCTTGGATGCCACTTCCTGCCCCGCCCGCCCTCACGGCCCCCACACCACCACCGCAGCCATGATCCGCATATTCTGGACTGACGCCGCTTACCGTGACGACTGTCGCCGCACCCGCGAGGCCGCATTGTCGCGGGCTGGCGCGTGGTTTGATCCCGACGCGTTAGACCCGCACGCGGTTCGCATCGCCTGTGCCGCGTATCATGGCGTGGCCGTGTCCTCGATCCACGACGCGACGGTGCTGATCAAAGCGATGCGGAGGGCGCTCAAGACGTTCGGCGAGCACTGCATGCGACCCGCCCCGCAGACGCTGGACGCAACTCGAGACGAGCCGTATGGCGACGGCGCATGGCCTATCGCGGTCTGGCACGATCAATAGCGCGACGCCCTGGCAGCGGATCGCCGCAGAGGATGCCCGTCACGGTGCGCGTGTCTGGTGGAATTTCCGCCAGCCGGGCCGCGATGTCTTCGGCCGGAACGCGCGAATACGGATACACTGAATGCCCCGTCGCACCGCCTTCGTGGCCTAGCTCGCGCTGCCTGCGCTGGTAATTGCGCCGCCATCGCAGGCGCTCCTCCTCGGAGTGGTCCCACCGCGCCATCCTAGTACCCCGGTATCGGCGGCAAGAAACAATAGATCGTCCCATGCACGGACGATGTTTCAAACTCTGCGCCGCCGCCCATCGAGTTGCAAATGTACGCCTCGCCGTCGATAGACAACGGCTTTTTCAGAACCTTGTCCGGAGGCACGTCAACCCATGCTTTGCCGGTGACGTCCTCCATGATCGCCTGCCAGTGGCCGTCTGCGGCTTGGCGGGCCTGCGTCGCGTGGCAGTCCGACACGTCGCAGCATGACGCACCGCCGTTCGGCTGCATGAGCGATTTGAACCACCGCGAGCGTGGTCCGTCAGGCCAGATCCCGCCCGCGTGCGCCGCCGTGGCGACTAAGACCAGCACCACGCCGAGCCAGGCGCGGCTCACTTGCCGCTCTCCGCAGGTACGTCGACCGGGCCGAACAATTGATGCACCCGCCAGCCGGGATGGCAATCGTAATGGATGCTCGCCCATATCGTCAGCGGCCCCTCGTCAAATGTCTGATCAGAAATGTCGGGCAGTGTCGCGAAATATGGACCGGTGTTTATTGGCCCGGCCGGGTATGTGACCGTGACCTCGCTGCCCCTAGGATACGTCACTGCGATCGGCAGCACATGGCCTGCGGCAAATGCGTACCAGCCAACCCGCGAGATGGAACACGCGCGAGCCTTGTATGCGTCGATGTAGAACGATACCGACTTGCCCGCGCGATGAACGTCGTGAGCGTGCATGTTCGTCAGGACCGGGAACAATTCCGGTTCAACGCGCGGCCCAAGGCCGAAAAACAAGATGGCGATTGCCATCACGATGACGGCGTTTGTGAGAAACGTGCCCGCCCTCCAGGTGGCGTAGCAGATGGCGGCTCTAACCGTCACGGTTTCCACCGCCACCGCTGCGTTTAGTTTTCCAAAAATCGATGACAATCCCGGCGACGCCGATCCCGCCGAGGCCGATCGCAAATCCGGAGAAAGTCTTGCGGCTGATTTCATCGATCACAAATGATCCAATCAAGGCGGTAATTGCCGGTTCCGCCAGTGGCCCCAAATAAATCGCGCTAAGACCCCCGACGATAATCATAAGCCCGCCATCCTGCCAAGGCGAGCGAAGAGTGATCCACCTGACTAGGCCGCCGGCAGCCCCGGCAAGCGCCACTTGCACCGTTGGCCCCGCGATGAAGTCCGAAAAAAGGCTCATTTTTCACCGCGAGGCCCCTGCTACAAATGAGGAAGCCTATCATTTACGACACTGCAACTGCCACAACCGTCATACGATACCACTGGTTTACTACGGGTTGTTCTGCGTCGGGATGGTCTGCGGATTCATGATCCCGACTTGGTTTTGCGCGCCGGCAGAGATCGGCACAATATCGGCAGCACGCGCGACGGTCGCGGCCTTGGTGTGGGTTGCGAGCGACCACGCCCACGTTGCCAGCCCGACGATGATGCCGGCGAGGACCGTCACGGTGCTGGCATCGAGCGTGATGCCGAGCGCGTGAGCAATCGCCGATCCCGCCGACGTGCCGGCAAGGAACATCAGCACGGTGCGGACCGTCGAGAGTAGTTGCGTCTGGTTCGGCGTTACCGTGGGCATGGCATCACCGGACGAACTTGCCGTGGATGTGGACGCCCTGGACGGTCGCCGGCCCGACGCCCGGCCCGCGAGCCGTGGGGCCGCCTGCCCCGCCCTTGACGGTGACGGCCGCGCAGATGGCTTTGGCGATTTCAGTCGCGGTTGCCAGAACCGGCGAGTTGAGGTTGATGATGTCCTCGATGGTCGTGGCAGTGGGCAGAAACCCGCACGCAGCGACGACGGTTTGCTGGATGGTCGACACGCCGCTGGTCGAGACGCAGCCGGCGAGGGCGACACCGCCGCACAGGGCGACGGCCATCAGTGTCTGGCGAATCATGGTTTGGCATCCTTGGTTGCGGCATCACGAGCCGCGTCGACCGCGTCAACGATCGAAGCGGCGAGGTCCATTTCCTGCTGATCGGTGATCCACGCGCGAGCCCACGCGGGGATATTCGACGCGACGAACGCCTTGATCGCGGCCTTGGCGGCGGCGACCTCGGCGGAAACGATACGCGGGTCGGTCATGGTCACTCCTACGGTATGTTGAGCACTTGGCCGGGCGTAATGATGAACATCGGTCCGGGTATGTGATTCGCGAGGGCAATCGCCTGGAATGTCGTGCCGAATTTCAGCGCTATGCGGTAAAGCGTGTCGCCGGGCTGAACAGTGTATTTGCCCAAAACTGGAGCGGGCGGCGCGGGCGTCATCTCCGTCGCGTCGGCAAGCTGGTTCATCGCCCCACGAACGCGCGCCACCATCTCCGGCTTGCCGACGCCGCTGCCAGGGCAATCGTGATGGTCGGCGGAACAATCCCGGTGGAACACCAGATCGCGTTCCGGCGCAAGGCCAAGCTTCGCCATCAGCACGGCGACCGCAAACACGGCATTGTCGCGGACCATCGCGCCGTCGCCGCTGTCAAACGGCTCCGCACCGGCCGCGTAGTTGCCGATCATCTCAAGGCCGATGTGCGTGTGGTTGAAGCACGTTGAGTGAATGCCCCACGCGGTCAGCGGCGAAAACCCGTTGATGAACTGGCGCGAGATGAACGCGTGCGGCCCGGCGTGCCAGCCCATGCCCTCGTAATAGGCTCGCAGCCCGTTGAGCCCGTTGATCCGCCGAGGATCGGTCTCCGTCCAACTGGCAATCGTCGGACGCCATGTGTTGTGCAGGCAGATGCCGAGCGGACGTTTCGTTGCCGCCGAGAACGCATCCCACGTCAGCCCGTTGACGTGCACCTGCCACTCAGGCCGGGTATAGGCGTGCGTGTCGATGATCACGGCAGCACCTCAAGACTGACGCGGCCGAGGGTAAGTCCGATGCGCCGCGCCGTGCCCTGACTGAGATCGATGATCCTGCCCCGCACGAATGGCCCCCTGTCATTCACGACGCACACCTCAGACCGCCCGTTAGCCAGATTTACCACGCGAACGCGAGTTCCGAAAGGCAGCGTGCGATGTGCGCATGTGGACAGAGACGGGTTGAACACGGAACCGCTCGCCGTCCGATGGCCGGCAAAGCCCGGTCCATAGTAAGACGCGAGGCCAGTCTGAGCGACGGCAGGCCACGCGAGGCACGCCAGAATGCCCGCAGAGATCAAGGAAACGTGGTTACGTTGCACTGGCCGTTTGCTCCTGCTTGAGATGATCCGCCACCGCCCCCTGGCGCTGTCGGAAAACTGCTTCCGCCGCCTGTCCCGCCCCATAGGCTTGTTCCGGCCGACCCGCAAGCGTAGACGGAACTCCAGTAGCATCCGCCGCCGCCACCGCCGCCCCACACTGACGCGCCGCCAGGACCACCGCTCGAGCCGCCACCGCCGCCACCGCCGCCGCCAAAGTACCCGGCCCCGCCGTTCACCCCGCCGGAATACCCGCCCGCACCGCCGCTGATGCTTGGAGGGCCACCGCCACCGACTGACACGACGCTCCACGGTGCGCCACCGTTGCCGCCGAGCGTGGCCGTGCCAGCCTTCCCCGCGCCCGCCTGACCGCCGCCACCGCCGCCGCCGAAACCGATGAACGCACCCTCGCCACCGCCGCCGCCGTATGCGGTCAGAAATGTGCCGAAGCTGCTATTGCCGCCGACGCTACCCACATCGACGGTGCCAGCCGCGCCGCCGGCTCCAACCGTGACGGTAACAAGCGCGGGCAGAGTGCTCGTCGAAAACCATCGGTCGCTGTAGGCACCGCCGCCGCCGCCGCCCGATCCCTGGCCCGATCCCTTGCCGCCGGAAACAAACCCACCACCGCCGCCGGCACCCCAGCATTCGGCATGAACGACAGAATTGCTCGTCACATTGGCCGGCTTGATCCATACCCCTGTCGCGGTAAACGACTGGAATATCGTCCTGTAGGGTGGCCCGTTCAGTAGGTGGAAAACTTGGTTCGTGGCATCGTAAATCAGCGTCGTGACTTGGCTTGCGCTGATTTCGCCGCCAGTCAGCGGCGTGGCTCCGCCGGCCACGTCCTTGAACACGTTCGCCGCCGCGAAATGCGCTGTTTGCAGCGTTGTCGGACCGGTGTTTGTCAGCCCGGCGACAAACGCGACCTCTTGCCCGTCCGCGCCAGTAAATTCATCGGCCGAGATGGCTTGCGCGTTGCCCGTCCCGTAACTCGTGCCGCCCCACGACACTCCGGCAATGGCCGGGCTCGCGACGGTCTGATCCCAGACGAGCGTGCCGGTGACATCCTTGAGGATTTGCCGATACGTGCCATAGCCGAAAATGATCCCGCAGCCGGCGCTATCGAGCGGCAGCGGGTTGTTGTTCGCGACGAGATGGTCCTTGTCCTGCCACGTCGATTTCGGCGTGACCGTCCCGGCGGCGTAGAACGTTACCGATCCATCGGCGAGCGGATAACCGGAGCCGTCATAGAAGCAGTTCTTGCCGGGCGGCAGAAGCGACGCCGCACCCGCGTGGCCGGCAAGCGCGCATAGAAACAGAAGGGCAGCCAGCCACCTCACGGGAACACCGTCGCCTGACACTGCCCCGCGCCGCCGGCTGCGTTGCGACCGCCGCCGCCGCCGGGCTGCGAGCCGGCCGACCCACTAGCGCCGCCTGCGCCGCCCCAGACGCTGGTACCTAAGCCGCCCCCGCCGCTCGCCCCGAGACCGGCCCCGCCGCCCCCGCCCCAGGTCGATGCGCCGCCACTGCCGCCGAAGGTAGCTCCGCTCGAGCCGCCGCCCCCGCCCGCGCCGCCGAAATAGCCGGCGCCGCCTGTGCCGCCCGTCGCGGCCCCCGTGCCGCCCCCGCCACCCGACGGGCTGGAAGTCTGCGCCGCCGCCAGCCACGGCCCGCCGCCCGCGCCGCCCGCTGCTGCGGCGCTGGCCGTCCCGGCCGCGCTTTCGCCGCCGCCGCCGCCGCCGCCCCATGCGGCTCCGTTACCGCCACCGCCACCGCCGTATGCGGTCAACCACGAGCCAAACGTGGCATTGCTGCCCGTGGTATTGATCGCACCGCCGGCCGGGATAGTTACAGTCTCCGTCGACCCCATGGACGACGCGGCCAGCCATCGATCGGAATAGCCGCCGCCACCGCCACCGCCGCCAGTTGCGCTGGCACTGCCCCCGCCGCCTGCGCCCCAGCACTCGAGATGCACGCGCGAGTTCGATGTGGTGCCGCTCGGCTTCGTCCACGTCCCTGACGTGGTGAACGACTGGAAATTCGTCGTCGCCCCGGACGCGCTGAGCGGGTTGACGATGTGGAAATGCCCGTCCGATGACGAGTAGACCATCTCCACGACATTGCCGACGATGATCTCGCTACCGGTCAGCGCGACCGGCCCCGACGTGGTGTCCTTGACCACTGTCGTTGCGGCGACATTCGTCGTCGTGACCGTGGTCGCGCCGGAGTTCGTGTATCCAGCCACGAACGCGACCACCTGTCCATCGATCGCTTGAAATTCCGATGCAGTGATGACCTGCGCGTTTGCCGATCCTGTGCTGGTGCCGCCCCACGACACGCCAGCGATCGACGGGCTCGAAACCACTTGATCCCAGATCAGGTTTCCGAGGCTGTCCTTGACCTGCTCGCGGTAGCTGCCTGATCCGTAGATGACCGCGCAACCGGTCGTGCTGCTCAACACCACAGGATTGGTGTTCGCCGTCGTCTGGTTGCTGTCCTGCCACGTCGTCTTTGGCGTCGTCGTGTTGACGATCGAAAACGTGACGGTGCCGGATTTCAGGCTCGCGCCATTGGCGTCGGCGAAGCAGTTCTGCCCTGGCGGCAACAGAGACGCCGCATCGGCGGTGGAAACCGTGAGCGCAACGATTGCCATCGCGATCGATATGAGCCACGCTAGGGCGATGCTGCGGTTCATCGTCTTCGGCTTGTTTTGTCTCGTCATGCGGCCATTGCTTGGCACGAGTTGGGACTTCGCGCTTGGCGTCGGTGTCGGCTGTTGGATCATGATCCTCGTCATTGATTGGCCTCGGCTCCGACAGGCATGGGCGGCGAGAGGTAATTCCGCGCCAGTGGCTGAGCCGATTGAACCAGAGCCGGCCAGCCGCCGCGAGCCGCCATTGAACCCATATTCGGCGGAGCACCGAGAACGCGGGTTACGGCGTTACCCGCACCAACTCGACCTTGGCCGAGAGCACTTCTCGCCACGCTCCTAGCGAGCCCCGGCCGCCGCAGCGTCCACCCCGCGAGACGGCCGGCAGCGATCGGCAATGCCGCCAGCGCCGCGCCGGCAGGTCCAAGCGCGTGGAAGCCCGCACTGCCAGCCGCAGCCACCTCGGCCACGCGCCCGACACCATGCAGGATCGACCGCAAGTCTATCGCCGGCTTGCGTTCCGTCTTGAGAAACGCCGTCCCGATCTCCGCCAGTCGGCCAAGATCGCCGCCGCCGCCAGCCGCAAAATTGTTCGTGTTTTTCTCGACGGCCCGATAGAACTCCTCGGGACTGAAATTGCCATCGTGGTGGTTTTTCAGCGCGTCCTCGACGGTGCGCATGGTCCACCACTTGCGTTTGGCATCCTGCCATTGAGCCGCTACGTCGGGCGGGGCCTGCCGCTCAAACAAACCTTCAAGCCGATCCTTCAACTCCGAAGCGTACTGCGCGACATTCGGGTCCGATGCATTGGCGGCCTTATCGAGCCAGTTGTCGCGCTGCAGAACCTCCTGCAGCATGTCGGGCTGGATTTCGCCCTTACCCTGCCGGAACGCGTCAATCACCTTATCAAACAGGCCGTTGACGCGGTTCAGCGCGGGCGGGTCCATGCTGTGGTAGATCGGGTCGGACAGTTCGCCCGTTGCCCTCGCCCAATACTTCGCAAACGGCGCGTCAAATTGAAGCGGCGGCGCCTTGGACAGTGCGGCGTCAAACTGGCTGCCAATGCGCTTTTTCGCGCCGTCGATCACGTCGCTTGTGATCCTCGGCACGTCCTCGCCCATCTGCTTGCCGATGGAATTGTACCACTGGTCCATCCGCTGAGCCTGTGCGGCGGCCGGGTTTTTGGCAAAGGGCATCGCGTGCTCGAAGCCGGCCACCGTCTTGATCAGCGGATTATTTGCGACCTGATCCGCGCCGAGATTGATGCCGAACCGGTTCATCGCATCGGACGCGAGCTGCGTCGTGTACGGAATGACCTTGGTCTGCATTACCCGCTCGATGGCGTCACCGACGCCCGGCCCAAAGCCGCCGAGGATTGATCCGATAACCGCAGCCGACTTCGGGTCTTCGCCGTTGGCAACCGCATCAAGCGCGCCAAGGCTGCCGTTGGCGAGCGCCGACACGCCCGCGCGGATAGCCATGGGAGCCTTGGCAAGCGCGCCGCCGCCGAACAATTCCGGGGCCGCCACGCCAAGCGCCGCCGCTCCGCCGATAACGCCCGTGCCCGTGCCGAACGCGTGTTCGATCGGATGCTCGGCCGCCATAGCGCCCTCGGCTTGCTGCATCTGGGGCGCTTGATCGCCAAGGGCCGCATAGTCGAGAGCCTGGTGCAGATAGTGACCCGCTGGCAGTGCATCGATAACCGCGCCGACGAAATTGTTGACGTGGGCCGCCCATGGGTGCGCCGACATGGCGTAAGGCACGCCAGTCTTCGGATCGATTTCGGTCGGATCGGGCGGCGGTTCCTTGTCGACGTTTTTCAGGTCGACGCCGAATTTCTTCGCGAACTCCGCCTGCAATGCGGCCTCGTTCGGCGGCCCTGCGGGCTGAGCGGCCCCCGGCGTGGCCGACTGGGTGTCATCCGACGCGGGCGGTTCGATCAGTTCGTAATTCGCGCCGACGCGGCGATATCGAAGGCCAGTCTTGGGGTCTTGGTAAATATCGGACGGCACACCTGGAACCGCAGACGGAGTGGCGGCTTGTTCCTGTGCGATCGTCGGCTGCGCACCTGCCGGAGCGGCATGGACTGGCGGCGGCAAGCCCATGTCCTGCGCGTCCTTGGCGGACATCGATCCGCCAAACTTCGCCGCAAATTCCGCCGCGTAGTCTGGTTCAGCCATATCAAGCCGCCATTCTCATGGGCTGGCCCTGCTTTACCCGCAGATTGCCCTGCGGATCATAGTAATACTGCCCCGGCTGGAATGCCGCATACGCCTGCGGCGAGTACACCTGCGGCGTAGCCAGAGCGACACTGGCAGGCTGTTGCGCCGGGATGGTGCCAGTTCCCGCCGGCTGCGTCTGGTCCGCAGGCACGCGCACGCCCATCGGCGAGCCCGGAACCTCAGTCGGCTGCATCGGGGTCGGCTGAGTGACGGCCGGCTGCATGGTCGGAGCCTGTCGCCACAGCGCGGCGCGCGTCGGGTCCATCGCTGGCGGCGTGTATCCCGGCATCGCGCCTGCGTCGGCCTGCGCGACCTGTGGCAAGCCCGACAGATCGCCGCTCATCGGGCGCGGGTTTTTCTGCGGCACGAAAATCTCGGCCGGAGCGGGAGACTGCGGAGCTTCCGGGACATTCAGTGTCGCGGGAACTCTGTCCTGGCCCTTGCCGCCATCTGGTGCGCCGGTAACCACGGCCTTCGTCTTTTCGGAGGCGGGCGCACCAGAACTCGCCGCGCGGGCGGCTGCGGCTCGCATCTGCTCCGGCGTCGCCATTTGGCTGCCGTCAGAGGCAATGCCACGGTCGAGATTGGGCATGCCCCCCGGCTGACGCACGTCAATGCCGTAATCACCGGCTTTGACTGATCCTGCGGTAAACGTTTTTGGCAAAGACGTGTCTGCCGGCGTCGGATTGCTCGGCATTTTATTGCCGGCAAATACAAGGTGCGCGTAATCCATAACCGGAATACCAGCCGCCTGCGCCGCAGCCGCAAGACTGCCCGCGTCCTGATTGTTCAGCCACGTTCCGAACGGGTCGGCGGCCTGCGCTGCCGCAGTGACATCGGCCCCGGTCGGATGTAGCGAGACGCCGCCGCCGTATTTCGTGTCGACGGCCTTTTGCTCCGCCGGAGTGAGGTTGCCGTACAGATCTGCGCCGGCCCCGGTCGCATCGCCATACCCGGATGCCCCCGTCGCGGCGTTGCCGCTCATGGATTGCCGCACAAGCTGGTTTCCGGACGGCGCAGCATCGCCGGGCTGCGCAGGCCGCGCGCTCGGACGGGCTGCGCCGAGATTGGTCGGCCGCTCCTGCGGCGTCGGGACACCGCCGGCCGGGTAGTTCATCTCGAGATGCGCAATCGTGGCATTGTCGAGCGTCGCGCCCGGTCCGAGATTGTTGTCCGCGCGATATTTCGCGACCCCGCGCGCCGTGATCGGGCCGAACAGTCCATCAATGCCGTTCGTATATGCCCCGGCGCGAGCAAGCTGCGTCTGCAACTGTTTGACCTGAGCATTTTCGTCGGGGTTTTTCGGATCGTAGCCTGCGCCGTATTTGAGCGCGATGGGCGCTTGCTGCATACCGTACTGTTCCGCAAGAAACGCTGGCGTGAGCGTCGGCAAGCCTGTCACCGGGTCAGTCTGCGTGTCCGGTCCGACACTCTCCGTACGCACGCGGATCGACTTGGCCGCAAGCGGATTGGCTGCGACCTCCGGTGACACGCTGGCCGCAACGGCTTTGCCCGCGCCGTCACCCCAAATGACCGGTGTGCCCTTGACCATTTCGGGCATGCCGAAGCCCTGGCCGGCAAAGTGCGCGTCATAGGCAGTCCGCAGCACACTATCGAGCGACACGCCATTTTGCTGTGCGACTGACTGGTATGCCTTCTTGGCGTAATCTGACTGGGATTTCGCCCACTGCTCAAACGGAGGCGGAGCGGCGTCGATCGCCTGCGCTGCACTTGCCGCTTGCGACGCGGCGGCAACCTGAGACGCGCTCGCCTGCGGAGCGGCTTGCGCCGCCGACTGCGTTATGGGCGCGGCGGTAACGGCCTGCGCGGCAGGGGCCGCAGCGGCTGGCGCGGCGGCTGCAGCCTGAGACTGGCCCGCGCCGCCGGAACCGACGCCAGTGCCGCCACCGGCCGCAGCGTTCGGATCGGTCGGGATCGAACTGGCGACAAGCCCGTTATAGGTGGTCGCGTCGGCCATATCTCACCCGCCCGGCGGCGTGGGTGCGCCGCCCTGTTGCTGATCTTGTTCGCCCGACTGGTGCAGCATCACGAGCAATTGGTCCAAGTTATTGTCTGCCGTCGTGGCGTGCTGCTGGACCCATTCCTTGATCTGCTCCGGGTCTTCCGGCATGTCGGACAGATACTGCGCCATCGCCTGCGCCGACATGACGCGCTCGGCAACGATCTCGGTCGCCACGGCAATCACGTCCTTGCGCTTGATCGGGCCATCCTTGCTCAACAGCCCACGCAATTTCGTGTCCACCTTGACCGTCTTGAGAAGGGCTTCCTCAATCTCCTGCGGTCCCGCCGGCTGGCCGGGCGCTGCACCACCACCGGGCCCACCGGCCGCACCGGTCGGCGGGGTTGGCGAAGCGGGCGGTGTCTTCATCGCTGCCGCGTTCACTTCCGGCCCCTGCGACGCGATCGGGCCGGCATCCGCGCCGGTTCCGGGGAGTGCGCCTGCGGCAAGTGCGTTCATCGGGCCGGGCATGTCACTCGCCTCCGATCAGACCGTTGCCGCGCAAAAACGTCCACTGGTTCATCAGCGTCTTTTTGTCCGCGCCATGAAGCGAGCGCATGATCGCAGCTTGCTCTTTCGGGTTATCCGACGCGCGCTCCAACTGGAACGGCAGCGGGCTGTTGCCGTTCTTGTCCCACAGCGTCGTGTAATACATGCGCACGGCCGGGTCTTGAATTTGCGCGACCTTCTGAAAATATTGCTGACGTGCAAGCTTGAGGTCTTCGACGCCTTCAAGCTTGTGGACAATCTGCCGAATGGCGGCGGCGGTTTGCTCCGGATTGGGATTGGCTTCGATCGTTTCCAGAGCCTTGAAATCTGAACTGTTAAACTGCGCCCCCGACGATTGCGCATACTGCCTCGCCGTCTTGGCGAACACGTCATAAGCGGTCGCGCCCTCGCTCGCGACATTCGCCCCAGTCAACTGATCAAACGTCTTGACCGCGTTGTAAATCTGACCGGCCGCCGGCCCCGATGAAAACTTGTCCGCAAACTGGTCCATCGTGTGAAGCAGCGTCATGCGCGGCCCCACGTCCGCGCCCGCATTCAGTTCGCTGGTGATCCGCGCTTGAGTATTCTTCTCCACGTCGGACAAGCCCGACCGCATCGCGCCAACCGGTAGGTCTGCGCCCGCGACAGGAGGCGACTCGCCGGCCGGGATGAATATCCCATGCGGTCGCTGCGGGTCGGCTGGGGGCGCGCCGGGTGCCGCAGGAGCGCCGCCGGCCGCTGCGGCAGGAGGTCCACCGCCGCCCTGCGCCGCGATCGCCGCGTTCGGGGACGTGATGCCGGGCACGCCAGCGCCAGACGTGACTTGCACGGACGGCACCGCGCCGGCAGGCCCCTGCGCACGCACCATGTAGCTCTGTGCAATCTCGCGCATGCGAGCCGGGTCGCCCTCACTCTCCGCGATTTGCTGAAGGATGTCCTTGCCGACTTCCGGCGTAATCGCCTGCGACTGAATGCCCGACGTGATCGCCTTGCTCCACTGCACCGGGTCGACGTTGCCGTTGGCCGTCATCCCCGCGAGCGTCGGGCCGATGTAGTTGTAAGACTTTTGCTGCAAGTCCTGCCGAAGTTGCTGGATCGTGACTTGATTTTGCGCTGCGCCCTGAGACGCCTGGATAGCCCCCGGAGCGCCGAGCGGATTACCGCGTGCGCCGGCTGCAGCGATTGCGGCCGGATCAATCGTACCGTCCGGACCGATGCCGGCCTGAGCGGCCTGCCCAACCGCCTGCTTTTCCGTGATGCCTTGCTGTATCCGCTGGTTTTCAAGCAACCGGTTCTTATACTCAGCCCAGTTATTCGCCATATCCAGCGGATTGGCGGGCGCCTGCAGTTTCGAGTAAATCGACGCGTCGACTTCGGCCATCAGTACAGCCCTCCGGTCTGAGTGCTGCGCCCGAGCTGGTTCTGCAGCAACAGCGCGTTGACGAGCGAATTGCTCACTCCCGTCGCAGCGTTCGCGCCGGCAATGTCCGCGCCGGCCGCAGCATTGCCCGCGCCAATGGCGTTACTGCCGATCTGACCGCCGACGCTGGTTGCGGCGTTGCCCTGGCTGGCCGCAGCGTTCTCGCCGAGTGACGCGCCGTCACTCAGCATGTTGTAGGCGTTCTGCTTGTTCGTCAGTGCGTTCTGAAACTGCTGCTGATACGTCTGGCTCGCCAGCCCGGTTGCGTACTGTTCCGCGCCCTTGATCGCCGCGCCGCTCTGGCCGAGCCCGCGCGCCGCGAGCCCGTTTTCAACCGACTTCTCGCCTTGCCCGAGCGTCCACTGGTAGCCCGGCGTCTGTTCAAGCGTTGCCTGGTCCATCGTGATCGGCTTGGTGAGGTCGCCGATTATCCCCGACGTGGCCTTGACTGGTGCCTTGCCGGCCGTTTTGAGCGTCCACCCCTTGCCCGGCGACGCGGCATTGTAGGCCAGAGTTTTTGTCGCCCCGCCGGGACCAACCCATACGGAATTCGAGCCGGCCTTGGCGGCGGTTCCAAACAAATCGCCGTATGCGCTCTGTCCGCCCTGGATGAACGGAGCCAACGACGCGCGGGTAATGCCGAACATCGCAAGCTGTGCGTTCGTCGCCGCCGACGCGGCCTTTTCCTGCGCCGACGCGGCCGACTGCGAGCCCACAAGCTGGCCAGCGGCCGATAGAACGCCGCCTCCGATGATACCCGCCGTCAAGCCCATGTGAGCCTCGCTACAGCCGCTTCTCGTGCCCGTACTCAATCAACGCATACCCACGTTCCTCCAACAGTCGCGCAAGATGCGGATGCTTCAATTTCGTCCGCATGTGGACAAACGAAAACCCCGCCGCGCGCAAACTCGCCTCGGCGAAATCCATCAAGCCAGCACCAATCCGCTGGCCGCGCACGGCCGGGTCAACCCAGATGATATCGTTGAGCGCCCAGCCGTGATCGCGGTAGTGCAGATGGCCTTTGCGGACGATGAACACGGCGTATCCGACAAGACGCCCGTCGAGACGCGCCGTGTAGACCACCAGCAAGCCGGCCGCCGCCGCTGCATGGTAGAACTCGTAGTCCGGGTTGAGCGGCACATCCGGATAGGTCGCGATTTCTCGCCAATGCCGCTCGAACAGCGGCTGCATTTCCGGCAGCGCGCGGGCGAACGGCTCGATGGCGAATTTCGCGGTCATCAGTGCGCAAGCAGCCAGCGGTAAAACGCAGTCCGGACCGCGCCACGGATCGCAAGCCAAGCCGTGGGATATCCCATCTGAACACCAGCGAACCCGCGAATGCGGTCCACCACCCACGGCGCGGACCCGTTGTCAGTCACGTATCGCATCCTCATGTCCGCCCCCATCAGTTGGACAGAGACTTGGTTGCCACGATCCCGGCCACGACTTGCGACGTGAACTGGATCATGGGGTTGCCCATTTCGTCCTTCTGGCCGACGCGCTCAAACGCCGCCGTGATGATCAGGCGCGCGCGGATGGTCGACCCGTTCGCCAACCGAATTTCCATCACCGGCTCGTCAGCATGAATGATCTCGACCGGAACCAGCTTCACTTCCTCCGCCATGTGCAATTCCTCCATTGTCATGCGGGATTACCGTTGGGAATGTACCACATAACCGGCAATCCGGAATAGGTGACGACAATCTGATCCCCCTGGCTCATCGGAAAAAACCCCGCTGTCTGGCCGGTCGGCGCGATCGTTTCACGGGCGCGGATCAAGTCCACCTCGCTCACGGTGCCGCCGACGATCAGGATCGCCCCCGGATGAACCGCCGTGAACGTGAACGGCGACGCGCCGACCGGCACGGCCTCATACGGCGTCGCGGCCGAGGTCAAATCGTAAAAGAAGCCGTACCATGCCGGCGACATGCGGCCGGTTTCCATGTCCATGATCGGCTGCGACTGCGACGGGAGGTGAACTGGCGGCTTCTGGCGGGCCATCACGCACCTGTCGGCGTGGCATCGTAGAAGATGCCGTTGAGCGCCGTGTTGATTGGCGCGGACCAGGAAAGCTCGAGCACGAAATCGCGCGCGAGGCCGAGGTTCGGCCACCATGGAAACTCGCCGTAGTCGCCCTCGGCCCCGAACCGCGCCGGCAGCGCGTCGCTGAAGCTGCCGCCGCGATCGTAGCTGATGCGCAGGAATATCTGCGGCTCCTGCAACAGCGGCGACGGCAATTGGTTGTTTGCGATCACCGCATTTGACAGCGCAGCCATCTGTGCCGATGTCAGCACGACACCCTGCCAGATGGTCATGAACGCCATCCGCGCGCCGTTTTGGAGCTCCAGCGCAGCGTTGCCGTCGCTCGCCAGATGCATGGTGAAGCCAGCTGCTCCGGCAGAGGCCCCCGGATAGCTCGGCGTGAGTGCCGACGCCACCCCGTTCACCATGACAAACCCTGCGCCAGACGCAACGTCGAGGCTGATGGCAATCAGGTTCCACGCGCCGGCCACAACCGCGCCGGCAGAGAACTGGTAGATTGTCGACGATCCGTTGAACACCTGAAACCGGACGAGACCGGCTGACGTGTACGCGATAAATCCCGCGTTCGACGCGCCGCCCTTACCGGTGCCGATGAACACGGCGGTATTGGTGTTCGGGATGTAGAGGTTCGTAAAAATCGTGAACTGCGCGCCCGCCTGATGGATCGCGTTCATCCACGCTTCGTTGGCGCTATCGTAGGTGAACCATTCCGTCCCGTTGAAGCCCCAATATTCGTTGAGCGACTGGCCGCCGAGCGTTCCGTTGAACGTTGGATCGTTCGATCCGGTCCCATCCGGCCCGAGATAGAAATCGTACCCGCCGCCGCTTTCGTCCTGCCACTTCTGCCCGACACCTTGCCACGACGGCAGGTTCCCAGCCTCCAGCATGAGTTTCAACCCAACGGTCAATGCCTGGCCTTGGACCAGCGCCTGGATCGACTGCGAATACGGCCCCGGCACCGAGCCGGCCAGCGTGCCGCCTTGCGTGTCGGCAATCACGCGATCAAGCCGGATGCGCTTGCCCTCGTTTAGCAGGTGCGGGATCGTCCGCAGCCGCGTGATCGGGTTGCCGAAATCGGTGAAGTTCGTCGGATCAAGCTGGTAGATGTTTCCGTTTTGCCGGTCGCACGTCAGGTTGAGCCCGTAGCCGAAACACCAGCTATTCGACCGGTGGCGCTCGAAACCGTTCGGGCCGGTGTAGGCCAGTTCGTGCCATTGGTTCGTCTTTAGCTCGCACGCAAACGTGCGGTTCGCGGTCGGGAATGTCAGCACATAGTAGCCGTGGCCGAGAAGCTGGTAGCAGCCGCCGATCGCGTCCGAGATGACCGGAAAGCCGGATATGATTGCCTCGATGCCCTTGCTCGAAATCTCCTTGACCTGAAAGCTTGCGTCGCCGCGCAAAACGATCGCCTTGCCCTGCCGATCCTGCGCCAGCCAAAACACGGACAGGTCCGTTGTCGCTAGCGAATACGGCGCGGCACATCCGTGCTCGATGTAGACGCCCGGCAGCGTCGAGAACGTGAAATCCGCCGCGCCGGAATTGTACCAGACCTCCGTCGTCAGCGTTCCCGGCGTCCACAGGTTCCGGTGCATGCAGATGACGCCGGTTATCGGGTCCGGACTGCCGGTCTTGCTCGCCACGTCCAGTGGATCGAATGCCGCGTACAGGGCCGGCGCGGTGATTACGCCAGCGGTCAGATTTTCAAACGTCACCAGCGATAGGGAAATCTGCCATTCGTTGAGGCCGGGCGTGTTGAAAATAAAGTACGTGTCCATATAGTCGACATACGTACCGCCGAGAAAATTCGGATCGTTGATCGGCGCAAACGAGTTGTCGGACATCTTGATCGCGTAGCCGACGCTCGTGCCGTCGACGATGACGATTGCCAGCCCGTTGTCTTTCATGATGACGGGTGTCGTCTGCACCGGGATACTGCCGAGCAGCGTGTAAAAGTACGTGTTGTCGACGTAGTAGACCGCGCCGTCAACCACCTCGTAAACGTTGCCGTTCGATGCGCGGAACACGCACCGGCCAATGCCGGGCGTCGGTGGCGTGCCCTTGGTCGTCAGTCCCGGCGTCGGAAAATGCGTGACCGGCGCGGGGGCCTGTTCGTCCTCGTTGACCTCGGGATAGAGGTTGATGGACCGCTGCGCCGACGCGATGATGGCGCGGGATTGGTACGCGCCGCCGAGGAGTGGAACTCGCGGCATTAGATCGAATTGTCGGTATAGATGTTGTAGAGTCCCGGCCTTACAAGTTCATTCGGAACCTGCAAGATCGGTATCTGAGCATTCGCGTTCCGGATGATGTTCAGCGACGCCGCAGCGGCCATCTTCAATTCCGGAGTGACCGGCAATTTGTACGCCCGACAGAACCGGACCTCGAGATTGAACCGGATTGCCTCCTTGTATTCTTCCGGCATGTTGTAGACGGTCGACAGGTTCGCGAACGTCTGCAGCACGGCCTTGGTAATGACGCGGCCGGTATACAGGCTCGACGGCAGAGGCCAGAAATACACCTTGCCGAGCGGAAAATCCGCGTCATAGAACACGAACCTAGGAAACGATCCGAGGTGCTGGAGGCGGATGTTGTTGTACGCCTCCATCGACTGGACCAGTTCCAACGGCCAGCCCACGTCGTTCGGCGACGGCGGGTTGTTCTGAATGATCCGCGCCGCCTCAAGCCGGTCGGGCCGCGCGACATTGAAGTTCCCGCCAGTGCCGATCGTGTAGAACGTCGCGCCGGTCATCGCGATATCGGTCGGGACAAGATGCCATATCAGCCAGCGATTGCGCTGCCACTGGCTGATCATGTCATTGAGACGGGTGAGGCCGTTGTTGATGTCCGTCGCGCCAGGCGACAGGCCTTGGCCGGTAATGCCGGCATCCTGCAGGGCAAGGGTGATCAGGTCGCGCGCTGTGGTCACGTCGTCACCCGCCTAAACGCCGCCTTGCAGGCCGCCGCAGAGTGCCGCGACGGCCCCATTGCAAGGGATGGTGCCCTCAGATTTCCGCCGTCTCCTTGGCGCGATCCTGCGCGCTGCGCACCTTCTCGCGGAGGGCCGGCGTCTTCATGCGGGCGTCGATGTGAATGCCGAGCTCGCCGGCAAGCTCGATCAGCGTCTGCCGGTCCAGTTCCTCGGATGCCGGCACGGCGGGCTTGCGGCCCGATGCGGCGGCCTGCGCTTCGTCGGGCTGGTCATACCAGCCGTCGCCGAGCGCGTCTTCCTCGCGGGCGTTGTTCACCAGCACCGGCCGCTTGGACGGATGGAACTTCCACGCGGGATAGAGCTTCGCCTCGCCCATGCCGTACTCGGCCTGCCAGCCGGCGCGGACGGCGGCTTCCTCGTTGGCATCCTGCACGACAATCTGCGGCGGCGTCATGCGGACCGGGTACTCGCGCTCGGCATAGTAGGCGCGGATATATTCCTGCCCCTGCGGCTCGTTGCGCGGCCACGGCAGCGGATCGTTCCACTTGGCGCGAAGTGCCGCTTCCTGCTTGGCGTCGGCGACCTCGATATCCGGTGGCGTCAGGGCCTTGGGATAGGGCTGATACTCGTACACGTAGTCCGGATTGTAGCCACGGATCATGTTCTGCGGCAGCAGCCCCGACACCCGATGCGCGCGGCCCTGCGAAGTCTGCGTTGCCAGAAACGCCAGCGCGGCCTGGATCGCCTGGGGCGACATGCCGGCCGGCAAGTTCATCTGAACCATTTGTGTCTCACTCTCCCGGGGAAGGTGACACGCAACCGAAGTCGCGTATCACCGGTTAGCGGCTAGACCAGCGGTTAGCTGGTGCTGTCAGCGATGACGCACGCCCACTCGGGGCGCACGGCGAGGTAGCCGTACAGCACGTCGAGACGGTCGATGGCCTGATCCGTCTGCGGATTGTAGGCGAGGATCGACCGCATGGCGACGCCATCGAACATCGAGCGCGACCGCTCCCAGACGCCCTCGGGAAGTTCGAGGTCGGCGGTTGCCATCGTGATCGCGTCGGGCTGCCATGCGATGTTCTTGATGAACGTCGACGAAGCCGGGTTGACCAGAAGGATGGTCGCGCCATCGGCCGGAGACGAGTCGACGGTCTGGTACTGGACGCCATTCGCACCGGACGGAGCCACGAGCGCCGGGTAGATCGGGATCGCGGTTGCGCCGGATGCCACGGCAGCGGTCACAACAAACTGGCGCAGCTTGCCGAGCGACTGGCGGCTCAGCCGGTTGATCG